TCTTGCTTCTGTCACTCCCATAGTCCTTCACCGCCTCCTTTGTATCCTTCATCATGAGATTGACCAGATATGTCACGATGAACGCAATCACTGTGGTTGAAATCATAAAAACTCTGTCAACCGCAAGTCTTGGCACATTTCCAATTATGTATCTCAGGAGGTTGGGGACAACGAGTGTCAACACCGCAAGGTTTGCGAAATAGTTATCACTCACATGTGGCACTAGGGTAATTCCGTATATCACGAGATAGTATACTATGACCGTGAGCACCACGGTAAGAGGTGTCTTCATTACTGTAGCGCGAGAAGATTATTTATCCTGGATGTGTTGACCACAGAACTTGGTTCTCTCGGGGATCTTCTCATAGATGCCCAAGTCTACACACATATCTCTCAGTTCAATGTAGTTGTCCCAGAACTTCTCGGAGTGTGAGTACTCATCAACTGTACAGTGAGCCAATTCGTGGATGAGGACGTGGAAGATTTCATTGGGATTACCGTCAAGGCAGACCGCAATTTCCGCACCCTTGTTTGTGTTGTAACCAACTGTCTCACTCATTGAATGATATCCAGTGATTGGCACACATCGCGTAAGCATTTGAAACTTGGGGTGACCCGTGGAGGCGATGTGTTCGCGGAGGGTGCGATACTTTTCCTTGACCTCCACGAGTTCCTGGGGTTCCCGAGTTTGGGAGAGTATCCAAAGGTTGAGGAGCAACAATACAATGAATGCGATCATCTCTTATATACAAAGATAAATTTACTATACAGTTCTGAGATTGGGTTACCCCCCAGACCTTCCCACATTTCTAATTTGAAACCCATCTCTTCGAGGTGTGTCACAAGGAGGTCGCGATAGGCTATTGGCTCTGACTTGGCTCCGTCTGCGTAAAATGGGGTATCCACCAAGTTGACGAACAACTTTTCACCGTAGCCACCATTGGGGCTCCCCTTCATAAGGAAGAAATTACCCAGGTCATCTTTGTATGGTGTCTTAAATATGATCTTTTCTGAGTCTGGTATGATACCCACAAGTCGTCCACCAGGTTTCATTCTCTTTCGTATCTCCCTCAGAGAACTAAAAAACTTTCCGTGACTTTCAAAAATATAGTGGAGTGAAAAGTTGTAGCACACAATGTCATATTTCCTATTGGGACAACTATGAATGTCACCCTCGTAGAAGTTTACCCGCATTCGCATATTTTTAGCGCGGCTCCTGGCCTCTACGAGGGCTGATGGCTCTGGGTCACACATACTCATATTTGCCCGACACTTGTGCCATTTTTGAAGATCACCACCAAAGCCACACCCAACGTCAAGGATCTGGTCACCCTCCCGAGTCACACATTGTATGAGTTCCCTCTTGGCGTCATTGTGATTTCGGCGGATCTCTTCCATACCTTTTAAATTATTCATTCTTTTAAGGTAACTTAAGTTGTATATCTTCATGCCCAATGGCACACGATGGAAGCCAATTGAAGAGGTAATAGTAGACGTACCCAGTTCCCCGAATAAACTTTAGTTTCTCTAGGTCGTAACCCCTCTGTCCTATGTCGAGGGTGTTGAACACATCGTAGCCCTGATTTCTTGCGAGTATGAACGCGTCGTTGTAGACATTGCCAACCATATAGAAGGCGTACACCTGTCTCACAGTGTCCCGTCCATCTACGCGGTCATATGGGACTTCATAAAATGAAATGAAATCCTCGGTCTCATCATTGACGTATGCGTGGATTGGAAGAATCCAGTGCTTGACCCACTCCCTGTCAACTTGGGGGGCAACCTTGAAGTTCTTGAAATATTTTTCCAATATTTTGGTAACTTTTGGTATATCCTTGGGGGTCATCCTCCTAAACTGTGAACTTCCCTGGACATCAAAATACTTTTCCCTCAACCGATCTGTCTGGTAGAACCCAGTCTTCACGAGTCTCTTCACATTGAGGAAACGATGCCAATAGGAACTCTTCGCCACAGATCCAGGTATCTTTGTGACTGCCGTATACATTGCCTGCCACACACCCCTCGTATTGGCAATTCTCTTGATTTCACTGATGAGTATGGGGGCAAATCCCCTGTCCCTGTGGGTTGGGTGGACACACAAGAAATTGATTTGAACCATTGGGAGTATGTCTTCACACACTCGCACCTTCGTGGGAACACTTGAGATGTATCCAATGAGTTCACCCGAGGTGTCACGAATACCCCGATTTTCGTGACCTGGGGTCTCAGCCGCCCATTTGAGTGTCTCGAGGGAGTAGGACAATCTAAAAGTTTCGTCACACACGTAGTGATCATTGAGGAGTTTGTGTGCCTCTTCAAGTTTGGGGGTGTCCCAAGAAAATCCATCGGGGAGACCAATGGGATCTTGAACAATTGTCCGCTCCTTCTCAATTTCCCTGCCACTCTCATAGGTGGCACCCTCTTGTGGCACGGGCTGTTTATCCCAAAATGTCCTCATTTGTAATACAAGTAGCTTAAAGTTTTAAGTAGTGTGTAACACATAAACATGTCTCTTGAGCAAGATTACACCACCGTCCCCGGTCAATTGTATGCGTGCCTCTCCGTCGTGGGTCCAGAGGCGCCACAAAAGAATGACAAGTTCGGTATTAAGATCCGTGGTGCTTTCGCCTCCCGTGATGAAGCTGCGTCTCACGCCAAGCGTCTCCAAAAGGAAGATAGCACCTTTGACATCTACGTCGTTGACATGTACAAGTGGCTTCTCATTCCACCAGATCCCCTAAAGATTGAGGATGTCCACTACCAAAACGAAAAGTTGGACGAAATCATGTCTGGCTACAAGGAGAACCAAGCCGAGGCGGCTCGCATGTTCAACGATCGTAAGCGTGATATGATGGAATCCAAGTCTTACATCAAGCCAGGGGACGAGAACTCCCTATTCTACACTCGTCCAGATGAACCACCAGTCAGTCACCCAGCTGAAGTCCTCGAGCGCCTCAAGAAGGAGAAGCCAGACACCCCAATGGAAGACTTGGTGAAGGAAGCTGACGCCGTCGTTGCCACTGAAATTGAGGAGCGACGCAAGTGGCGTGAAGCGCGCGCGGCCGAGGCTGATGCCGAGTCCTCCACCGACGCCAAGATTGAGGAATCCAAGGAGGATGGTGAACCAGAAGTCTCCTCAGCCTAAAATAATATTCGTTAATTCTAAAGCAAAATGTGGAAAATAATCTTGACCATTATTTTGACAAGTGCGTTCTTTATTTTGTTTTTTGACAAGGGATCGTTTTCAAAAAACAAAAGACAGAGAGATGTTGTTAAGGTGAGCACAGCTGATGGCTTCATTGAAGATACTCGTGACGCCTTTATCATACCTGTGTATCCAACCCAAGTCATGGATCGTGACATCACAGGGAAGATTGTGCCAATTTATGGAGACATCGGCACATTCACTGGATACTCAAGCATACCTGAGGATCACTGGTTGCATGGTTTTCCCCATGAAAAAGCCAAGTAAAAACACAGCGAATGCTATGATCCACACAGACTTGTCTACATTTGACAAAAAGTCATTCTTTTCCGTGGGATACGGGTACTGTTGTTGTGGTGGGTACATCATTTCAGGAGGTTGAAAATAGTATTGTTCGTCGTGTATCGGTGTACTATCTTCATTCTTCTCAGCTGGCTCTTTAAATGGATCATTCACTGGGTTGTAATCAATTGGATTTCCTATATCAGTTTCCATTTTTTAATATAGCCCCTGTTTTTTTTAAGCATCTTCTTCCTCACTTTCACTCGCCTCGTCATCGTCCACCACAAAATCCTTGAGGCTCCCCTCATCTTCGTCATCCTCACTGTCGTCATCGGAGTGGTACTCTTGCTCGGTGTCAATGTCGGAATCAAAATCGGAATCGTGTTCATCCGAGGCGTAGTCGTCCTCAAGGACAGCCTCTTCTGGTTGATAGAATTCTGGTTTCTTTATCTGACGTCCCGATCGTGTTCTGGTCTGTACCATTTAAATAAATAAAGACTCCTGCCTTTTAAGTATCTTTTCTTGTATTTCTTCCCTAAAATCAAAATCTGCGTACAACGCGAGCTCTTCAAGGGCATTTTGAGCATCTATGTGGCGTCCCTCACGTGTGTACTGTAGATACTCCTTATATAGCTGTGGATGAATCCCCGAATACATATGAAATTCATCACCACTCGGTATTTCAATGTCATTGATGAGTTTCGCTGCGAGATACGCAGTGACACCAATGAGAATGAGAGCCATTCTTCTACTGTTGTGTGTTATTTTTTTTAAGAGCCTCCTTAACACTGCCACTCAGATCGTGGGTTCTGGCTGTACTCTTCGTACACACGGGACACTTTTGGGTTATTTTACCATCCCTAATCACGTAGGACATCGTACAATCTTGGTGGTCACCCCCAATAGTTTCACAGTAGCTTGAAGTTGTGAGGGCTGTGAACCCATTTTTCTGTCGCGCTATGCTCACGACGCGGGTATCTTCGGGACACTTCATACACCTCCGCATGAAAGATTCGAGGGGACCCTTCACAACACTCTGCTTAATTTGGGGTTTCTCCTCAAACTTTTTAATTTCTGGACACTTCTTGAGATCCTCCCTCTTGGGATACAACTTCTCGACG